CAGGAGGAACAGTGAAATTATTTAACGCTGACGGAAGCAATAAAGCGGGTGATGGCTCAGCCACCATCAACATAAGCGCGATAGGAGTTTAACATGGCATTAGTAGATTCAAACACTTATATTGAGCCCACAGCAGGGACATCATTATCTACGGCAAGACTTCAGCAAAACCAAAACTATAGGTCACTATTAACTAATTTTAGTGGTGATGGACCACCTGTTGGTGTTAACTTGACTGCGGCAGGAGACCCTCTTGCTGTTTCTGGATCAGGATCTGCTGTTGATGGAATGTTATATCATCGTTCTAATTCAAATGGTTCAATTTTATACATAAGTAGTAAGGATCATCTTAGTGACCCTGGTATTGTAGCGGGCACTAACTTTACTCGTAAAGGAATTGTGCGTGTTGAAGATAATATGGCCACTCTTTCAACAAACGCACACACCTATGAGATTGGAGAAACTGTCTCTGTTGCTAATGCTACTGCCACGGCTAATTCAAGACTTTATCTGACTGTTTCTACCGCAGCAGGGGGCGCAAGATTTAGAGATGTCGGAATACCTCCTACAAACGGTAGTATTTCGAACACTATGATTAGTCTTGCGACAAGTGATGTAGGCGGGATTAGTACAGATCGTATGAACGTTACTTCTATTTTTAACACAGGTTCAGGGAGCACAAACGTTACACTTGCGTTACAGTCACATTTTAATCATGGTGGCTCTGGAGCAACTGCTACGCACGGAGCTAATGTCACACTAGGTTTTAATACTCAAAATAGTGCATCAAACGCCGCAATCGTGTTTTATGGGGCAGGAACTGATGCGGGCGTAGGTAATAAATCAGGATTTAGGGTAGTAGATAAAACACAAGCTAACCTAGTCCCTTTTGCAGCTAACGTTATTTTACAATCAACTAAAGGAGCAACATCGACTACGGCTGCAGGTAATGAAGTTGCACCATTATTACCTGTAGGTTCTATAATAGTATGGCCAGAAACTACAGCTCCTGCCGGTTATGCGATAGCAGACGGAACAGCCATATCACGAACAACTTTTGCAGGTTTGTTCGCCTTAATTGGAACGGATTATGGCACTGGAGATGGCTCAACAACTTTTAATCTTCCAGATTTTAAAGATAGGCTGCCGTTAGGTAAAGGAACTAATAATGGAACAATTGCATCTGCACAAGGTTCAATGGCTGCATCTTCTAAAATTACAACAGATTCTGGAACAGCTCAACTAAGTGCAAGCACAACAACAGTTGCAGCGTCCGCTAAAGACTCATCAACTGTTTCAGTCGTTTCTGGAGTTACCGCAGGCGGACACACTCATACTGCAACGATTCCAACGTTGTGTATAAATTATATTATTAAAACATAGAGGGAAAAATGGAATATATAAAATTTGAAATTGATGAATTGACAAATAATAGTGTTTTCTGTCAATATAGAGAGATCACTGAAGAAGGAAAAGGACCACTTTTACAACGATCCTTTCCACTTGAAAAAATAGGACCAGAAGTTCCTAGAATACCAGATATGGTAAAGGGCACTATTACTAATATTTATTATGAACAGCGAGGTGATTTTATAATCACAGAGAAAAAAGATATTAATAATACTATTGTTCCTTTGACTGAAGATGAAATTGAATTTTGTATTGATGTAGTAAAAAATGCATGTATTGATGAGACATGGGATGAACTATTAAAGCCACCTTCAGTTGACGAACAAGTTGAAGACTTTATTAAACAATTTTTTGAGGAAGAAGATGAGCCTTTAGAGCAAAAAGATTTTTTAGCAGAATTTTTCGAAGAGTTAGAAGAAGAGGCTGAAAAAGAGTCTGATTCCTAAAAGGAATAAAAAATGGCATTAACACGAGTTACTGGAACAGTTATAGAAAATAACGCAATCTCTGCGGATAAGCTTGGTAATGCGTCAATTACTGGTCCTATGATAGCTACAGGTGCTATTTCAGCTGATAAACTTTCTGCAAATGTTGCAACTGATGGACCCTCTAGCGGTCAGATTGCCCGTGTAAATACAAATTTAACAGCTAATGTTAACTCTGTAAAGGCTAATGTAGATGCTGCAGAGGCTAACGTGGCAGCAATTAAAGATGCTACTACTGATTTAGATATTGGCAATGCTAGATACTTTTTTGATAAAAGTGCCGCCTCCTTAGGCATAGCTAATGGTAATCCAGTGGCTACTTCTCTCACCATGGGTAGTCCTGGTAATGTAATTATAAATTACGGAAGTGGTGCTGGTAACGGTAACGTGATTATTGGAACACCTGACCCTACCACCGCATTTAGATTAGATGTTAGGGGCACGGCAAATACAGGAGCGATTACTGCCACCAGCGTTACCTTATCTGCTGATGCTGGTTTATTAGTTCCTAATGACGGTAACATAGGGAGTGCTGGAGCTACTGACGCTATGCAGATTAGTAGTGGTGGTATTGTTACTTTTAAAGATGACATTCTGATAAAAAATGATGGGACAATAGGTAGCGCAGGCGCGGCTACCGCAATGACTATTGATTCTAGCGGTATTGTAACGTTTGTTGACGATATTAAGATCAAAGACGGTGGAACGATTGGTAGCGCTTCAGCAGCAACAGCTATGACTATCGCTTCTGATGGCATAGTAACATTTGTTGATGATATTAAGATTAAAGACTCTGGCACGATTGGTAGCGCATCAGCGCCTACAGCCATGACTATCGCCTCTGACGGTGTAGTAACGTTTGGAGATGATATTAAAATTAAAGATGATGGAACTTTCGGAACCGCCACAACGCCCACAGCTTTTACTATTGCTGCGGACGGAGACACAGCGATATCAGGCGGATTAGGTGTAGCTGGAAACACTGGTCCTGTCGCTGGAGAATTATCTTTAGGCACACCTGCTAATGTAATTATAAGGGCTACTGCTGCTCATTCAGGAAATGTTGTCATTGGTAATCCTACGGGCACAGCTTCTCATAACTTAGATGTCCGAGGAACGGCTAACGTTGGGGCGCTGACATCAACTTCTCATACCAGTGCTGGAGCAATTCAGGGAACAACTTTAACTGCAACAGCAGATGGAGGTGTACAGGTTCCTAATGATGGTAACATTGGTAGTGCAGGGGCTACAGATGCCATGCAAATTTCTTCCGCTGGCATCGTTACATTTAAAGATGATATTAAGATTAAGGACGGCGGCACAATTGGTAGTGCCACTGACCCTGCCGCAATAACAATTGCTGCTGCTGGCGGAGTAACTTTTAGTGACAGAAGCACTCACTCTGGTGGTATAACAATCGCTGATGGGGGTCAAATAGGCTCGGTTACAACGGCTGCAGCAGTGACAATTGCTGCAGACGGTTTAGTTACAATCGGCGAAGATTTAAGTGTTACAGGTAATTTAACAGTTTTAGGCGATACTACCACTGTTAATACAAACAGTTTAGTAATTCAAGATAACTTTATGGCTTTAGCCAATAGCCAACCTTTTGACTCCGCTACAACTTTAGATTCTGGTATCTTTTTTAATCGTGGTAGTGCGGGTAATGCAGCTCTTTACTATGACCAGTCAGCTACAGGATTTAGGCTTTCAGAAACTAGAGACCCGTTTGCTAATGCAACCATATCTCCAACACATGATGCTAATTTAACTTTATCTAATCTTTTTGCACAAACAATTCAAGTTCCTAATGATGGAAAAATTGGGTCGGCTGGGTCTACTTCTGCCATGACAATTTCTTCTGGTGGTATAGTTACTTTTGCAGACGATATTAAAATTAAAGATGGAGGAACGATTGGTAGTGCGACTACTCCTGCTGCAATTACAGTAGCGTCAGATGGTATTGTAACGTTTGCGGACGATATTAAAATTAAAAACGATGGAACTATAGGTAGCGCGGGAGCTGCCACTGCCATGAGTATTGACTCAAGCGGTATAGTAACGTTTATTGATGATATTAAGATAAAAGACGGTGGTACAATAGGTAGCGCAACTACTCCTGCGGCAATTACTGTAGCCTCTGATGGTATTGTAACGTTTGCAGACGATATTAAGATAAAAGACGGCGGCACAATTGGTAGCGCATCTGCTGCTACAGCTATGACCATTGACGCAAGTGGTATTGTAACGTTTGTTGACGATATTAAGATAAAAGACGGTGGAACAATAGGTGTAGCGTCTGCGGCAGATGCAATGACAATCTCCTCTGCCGGTATAGTTACATTTAAAGATGATATTTTAGTCAAAGACGGAGGCACTATAGGCAGCGCTACGACCGCAGATGCGATTACTGTAGCTGATATTGGTGCTGTTACTCTTGCTGATGATTTATCTGTAACTGGGAACGCTACTGTAACTTTGGGTTTAGGTGCAACAGGTAACACTGCCCCCGCAACTGACACAGCAAGTTTTGGTAATCCAGCCAATGTTGTAATTAGAGCAGTATCTCAAAAAGGCGGTAATGTAATTATCGGTGATGCCACTGCTACTTCAGATAAAAGCTTAGATGTCAGAGGCACTGCTAATACGGGTGCTTTAACTGCAACAACTGTAACAATTAGTGGATTAACCGCTTCTAGAGCACTACAGACAGACGGAAGTAAAGGATTAGAGTCTTCAGCAGTCACTACAACAGAATTAGGACGTTTGAGCGGTGTAACAGGTGATATTCAGACACAGCTTGATGCAAAAATAGCAACCACAGACTCAGCATCAAATGATTTTATTACATTTACAAGGTTAAATGCAAACGTTAATGCTGTAATGGCAAACGTCGATGAAAAAAGTGGAACAGCTAACACTAACGCAGCTGCGTTAGCATCTGGCATTGCTGCAATTACTGGAGGTGGAACTTTATTAAAAGCTCACACAAACTCTAATGTCCAAGCTGCCGGGTCGACAGCTAACACATTCTTTATTGGAGCAGCCATGCCTGGAGATGGATTAGCTAATATATTATCTGTTTCATTAGACGGTGTTGTTCAACAAAAAGATGTGCCTTCAGGAACTTTTGCAGCGAACAATGATTTTATTATTAATGCGGCAGCAGCTCACGCTTCAATTAAGTTTACTGCTCCCTCAATTCCTGTTGGCTCAACGGTAGTTATAACAGCTTTGAAAGCTTAATGAGAAAAATTAGACAATTAACAACTGAATTAACATTTAGGTGTAACGCTAAGTGTCCAGCTTGTCATAGACTAAAACCTTTACGAATTGATTTAAACGATAAAAAATATACTATATCATTAGATCGTTTTAAAAAACTCTTTAATTCGGAATTACTTTTTAACTTAGAGTGGCTTGTACTAAATGGTAATTTTGGCGACTCTATAATGAATCGTGAGTTTAGAGAGATTTTATCATATTTAAAACAACACGACGTCAAATTAAATATTCATACTAACGGTGGTATACACGACACAGATTACTGGACTGACGTAGGTAATATTTTAAATCGTTTTGATATTCTAAATTTTGATTTAGACGGGTTATCAGATACACATCATATTTATCGTATAAACACTAAATTTGAAAAAGTTTTTGAAAACGCAAAAGCCGCTATTTCTACTAATAAACCTCAAGTTCATTGGAAATATATTGTTTTTGAGCATAACAAACATCAAGTAGAAAAGGCGAAGGAATTAGCAATTAAAGAAGGTTTTCATACTTTTTCTACTGTTAAGACAAATAGGGATTTTTCTCCTCCGTCAAGCGGTAAGTTTGTTCATACAAAGAAAAAAGTAGATAAACAATTTTTAGAGAAAAAAATTATTTGTTCATGGGATGATTGGGGAAAATGGTACATTTCTCCAGAGGGATTGGTTTTTAGATGTTGTTGGACAGGCGGACATTATTATGATAACGATAATTCTCGTTTTTACTATCCCCCTGAGTTTGAACATAAATTTAATGGATTTAAAGTTCCCATCCAGAAAATAATTAGCTATAATTATTGGAATAAGTTAAATTTATATTTGCAAGGTTACGATAGAGCTTTTCCCCTTTGTCAATCTCAGTGCGGTAAATTATCGTCAAGTAGAGAAAAAATAGAGGAAGATCTTAATACTGGCGAAAAAACATACTTTGATGCTTTTGATCAGTTAGGAAATTAAAATGGAACACGTTAATACTGAAGACGACATTGATATCGGTAATTGGAAATATGAAGGTCCAAAAGATTTTGTATTAAAGCTTATTGATAAGTTTGGCAGGCCCTCGTATATTGAAAAATGCCCTATGACTAATGAAGCATATTCAGTAACTTTTAAAGATATTGATGGTTTTGATATGGTTCGTGTTGTTGATTCCAATACTAATAAATTGCATCCATATCCTGCAAAAATTTATGTTGAAGGTAGTATGTATTTTCCTGTACCAAAGGCTATGGTTGGCGCTCTTAAAATGGCATCGCCAACAATCATGATTGATGAATTAAACCAATTAGTAACTGGTAAATGTGCTAGTTTATCTATCGCTGCAGCAACTGTTCAATTTGTAATAGATGCCGTCAATGGTGTATCTCCTCCTACCCGAGAGGAATATGATAAACGATTAATGAGTATAATAGACGATAATAAATTAGTTCCAGAAATAACTTGGTGGGAGGATGGATTAAATGAAATGGGATCAGTAAAAAGTATGAAAGATGAAAAACATGAGGAGTTTCAGCTAGTGATTAAAGATGGGCATACAGACGTTGCATCTGCAAAAAGGCAAATGATGAAGATTCAAGAAGATGTAGTTGACATGTATAATTCATTAATGTCAAAAAACAATGAGGATGATTTACCCTCTTGGTGGACTAACAAACTTGCAGTTTCGGCAGCATATTTAAATTCTTTAAGAGACTATATTGTTTATGAAACTAACGAAGGAGCCACCGTTGATGCGGAAGATTCTTCTTCCTCTTTGTTAGTTTTTAGGGATGATGATATTGATGTTGTCCCTGTTGATAATTCTGAAATGCTACCTCCTTCAGTTTTACAAGCTAGAGAGCAAAATAATGCCTCTTAAACGTGGAACAAGTCAGAAAACAATTAGTGCTAATATTAGTAAACTAAAAAAAGAAGGTAGATCCCAAAAACAAGCTGTTGCTATTGCTCTAAGCAATGCAGGAAAAACTAAAAAGAAATCTAAAAGAAAAAGTAAGTAGCAAAACTTAACGCAAAAAAATAAATTTTTGACACTTCATGTATTTTTTGCGAAACTATTCATATTAACGTAAGAGTTCAAGGATATTTCCGAAATCTTATTGATAATACACTTTAAAGGAGAAAGTTATGGCGAATAAACAAGTTCATCGCGTCAGCCCAGAACTTACTGATGATGCTCAGTTCAAGGCTGTCGAACACATTCCTACAACTATGCTTAAAGACGGAGATACGATTTTGGTGTATCCTGGAGAGTATAGTGATCCGCGTACCGCTAACGTAGCTAATGTTACGATTGAAGGTTTTGGCGGAAACAAAGACGTTGTTTTCAACGGCTTCTCAATTCCTTCTGACGGTCCCGGCGGTGCAAACGTCGAGATTCGCAACGTATCAATTCGTGCCGCTGGTTTGATTGTTGGTAATACTGCTTCAACTGTTAAGGTTGTGGACTGTATTATTGACGGTACATCTGGCCCCTGTCGCGCAGCTGCTTTAGCCTTAGCTAATGGTGCTGTTACGACTGGTGTTCTCGATTCTAACGCTGGTGTCGCTGCTACAGACGCAGCCTCTGTAGTTGTTCTTGAGCATTGTACACTTGGTTCAAACATTGGTGCTGGTTATGGTGTTGTTGCTCACAATAACTCAGGCTCACTCACACTACGTCATTGTACAGTTGCTTCTGATGCGGGGATGCTAATCAACGTTGCTACGACGATTGAGCATTGCACATTTACTGGCGCTAACAATTATGCAAGTGCTATTGCCGCTGGTGGAACTCCGACGGCCACTGTTCGTGCTTCCGTTTCTGCTGCTGCTAACGCAGGTAACATGACAGAAACTGTTGTCGGACTTATTTCGTAATTTTATATAAGGAGAATTGATATGGCAATGATTAGTAAAACAGTGTCAGGCTCTGCAGAAGAGTATAAATATATCAAAGACGGTAAAAATTATCCAAAATCGTCTGCAAGCGGCACTCAACGCACATCATTTACTGGATCTAGTGATCCCCGCCCTGCAGGTCCGGCTAACGCAAACATGACGTTGTTAGATGCGCCTGGGTTAATTGATGACGGACCGATTACGTCTGCAACCCAGAATGCAAAACAACCAAATAATACAGTGTCTGGAGGTCCTAACGCTGGTGTCAATAAAGTTTATTCAGCAAGTGAAGAAAATGTTGATGGCGGCATGGGTGGAACTACATATGGTCCTATGAAACCTTTTGGTGCTTCAGGCTCTAATGGTGCTTTTAGCAACAACGTGAAGAGGTAATTATGAAAAGAACTTCATTTGGCTCTGGTATAGGTGAAGGAAAAGTTGGAGCGATTGGAGACAATCGCTACGGCTTACGTGAAGAGTATGATCCTAAAGTTAGGGAAAAAACTTTAGAGTATTATCGCTCTGGTCATGAAATTACCGTTACTGAAGTCAAAGACGTAAATTTACAAACTGTTACCACAGTTAAAGGACCAAAGGTAAAATTTAAAGAATGATTGTTCCAGAGGTTTTTCAGAGATCACCTCGGTATAATAAAAAAAGCAAAAAAGCTATAAAAGTGCTTAAACCAAAAACAAAAAAGAAAAAAACTAAGACTCGTAAAGCACGTTAAATAAATTTCTTAACCAAGTATTTTTGTAAGGCGCACACACTAGTGGTTGCGCCTTACTTGTTTTTAGAACCTTATTGAATATTTTCTCCCCATCTACATCAACACTAATAAAAACAAAATCTTCTTGTGTCATCCAAGAATAATCAAAATTTATTCCATCAATAGTAATTATTTTAATTGTATCTTTTGCGGGAGATTCTTTAGTAAGCTTTCTCGCTATAGTAGCTCGTTTACTATCTATTTCTAATCCTACTTGTTTAATGTGAGGAAATTGTTTGTGTAAATCAAACATGCTATATGGATAGAGTCCTGTACCAACAAGCACAATAGATTTACATGTTTTAAATCTATACTTTTGTTTTTTGTCTACTAATGTTTTTACTATCCATGCATTTGTTTCAGCTTCGTCATATGCGAAGTGTAATCCAGAGTCGGAAAAACGTCTGAGTAAAGTTACTTCGTTTTGTAATATTAAATCTTTCCAATCTGTCTCTTCATTTTGTAAATCTTTAAGCGTATACTTCTGTGATTGCATCATACGATTTTTTTACTCCATTTAAATCAATTGAATTTTTAGCAGGAAAATCAGTTGATTTTAGACAAGATTTGATTACACTTGGTATCTTATCAAACTCAGATTTAGATATTACTTTGAAAAAATTAAATGGTTCAAGAGTGTAACATCTTACAAATTGTTCCATTTTTTGGCCATCTGTTCTCGGTATTATAATGGCAGGGATTCCACTTTTTAATATTTCCATCGTAGAATTATAACCTCCATAAGTTATGTATAAAGAACAAGAATTTAGAAGTTTATACATATCCTTTATATAGGGAACCATAACAATGTTATCCTTAGTTTTTGTTTTAATATTATTAAGATAACGATTAGCTATAGGCATTATAAATTTATACTCAGGAAATTGTGGGGCAATTTTAGTAATCTCTTTAAATACTAACATGCCTTCCTCTTTATTTAATCCCGTGCTAACGATTATATTATTATTTTCTTTTTTGTGAAGCTTAATTTTTTCATTACACACATATCCTGTATAAACAATTTTGTCCTCTAAATGTTTTATGACCTCTGAGGGGTTATTCATTCTTACTCTGTCTGACACAAGCGGTAAATATTTTGGATCGCCATGAATAAGAACTTTTTCAGCGTAGTATTTACAAACTATATTTTGTGTGTAAGCCACCCAATCTTGCAAAGAGTCTTGATGTGGTTCATCCCAGGGAAAATCTCTAGCACTAATTATAATTTTTATCCCACGTTTTTTTGCTTCCTCAAAAAATGAAAAGTATTCGTGAGAAAATTGATGCCTACAAAATGGGAATCCTTCGCATATAATTAACTTTACGGGGTGTGTATCAAGTATCTTAATCCATTCTTTTTTACGGAGTAATACAAGTTCTTTACTCATTATAAAATTAAAAATGTTTTTTAT